TATAGTTCCGTAATTACTGTAGATTTTCATATTACTATATATGTTAAAGATTCATTAAATATTATTAGAACAATTAATAATGAAATTCTTAATGTACATATTGGAAAAATGCCTATTATGTTAAAATCATCTATTTGTTGTTTAACACAAAATAAAGATTTTAGTCACAAACATACAAATGAATGTAAATATGATCCTGGTGGATATTTTATTATTAATGGTTCAGAAAAAACAGTATTAGGACAAGAAAGAGTTGCTGAAAATTCTATATTTTGCTTTCCGGTTAAACAAACTACTAAATGGTCATGGACTGCTGAAATAAAATCTGTTCCTGATTTTAAACAAATTTCACCTAAACAAATTAATTTAATGATTTCTACTAAAAATAATGGTTTTGGATATGGAATATATGTACAATTAGCTAGATTTAAATCTCCGGTGCCACTATTTATATTATTTAGAGCATTAGGTATTATTTCAGATAAAGCAATTGTACATAAAATTATTCTATCATTTGAACATAATAATGAATTACTTAAAGCATTACAAGCATCTGTTATTGATGCTTCTCATATTTTAACACAAGAAGATGCTATGCAACATTTAATTAATATTTCTATGTATACACCAGTTAATATGACTCCTGAAGATGGTAAGAAAAGAAAACGTGAATTTACTGAAGAAGTTCTAGATACTGATCTATTTCCTCATTGTCAAAATTTAGCTAATAAAATTTACTTTCTTGGCTATATGACACATCGGTTATTAGAAACTTATTTAGGTATTAGAGAATGTGATGATCGTGATAACTTTCAAAATAAAAGAATTGATACTGTTGGTGTATTAATAAATAATTTATTTAGAAATTATCTTAATAAGTTAGTAAAAGATATACAAAAAGCTACAATTAGAGAAATTAATAGTGGTTCATGGAAATCTACTGAAGATTATAAAAATATTATAAACAATACAAATATTTATAAAATTGTTAAGTCTACTACAATTGAAAATGGTATTAAACGTGCTCTTGCTACTGGTGATTTTGGTATTAAACAAATTAATAATAATAAAGTTGGTGTAGCACAAGTTGTTAATAGAATGACATTTATTTCTACATTAAGTCACTTAAGACGCATAAATACTCCTATTGATAAAAGTGGTAAACTTATTCCTCCTAGAAAATTACATAATACCATATTTGGTTATTTATGTCCAGCTGAAACACCAGAAGGTCCATCAGTTGGTATTGTTAAAAATTTAAGTTATTTAACACTTATCACTATTGCTAGTTATTCCGGAAGTTTATATGATTATGTTAATGATCATATTATAAAATTATCTGATATTGATAATCATGATTATACTAATGCTATTTTTAATGAAGTAAAAGTATTTATAAATGGATGTTTTCTTGGATTTTCTAAAAATCCTATTGAATTATTTAATGATCTTAAAAATAAAAAACGTAAAGGCATTATTAATATTTATACCTCTATTATATTTAATTATAAATATAAAGAAATCAATATATGTAATGATGCTGGTAGATTAGTTAGACCACTTCTTATTGTTAAAGATAATAAACTACAAATTACTTCTGATATTATTTCTAAATTAAATAATAATAAAATTAAATGGAATGATTTATTACTTGGTTATAATGATAATATTCCTTCATGTATCGAATATATTGATCCATGTGAACAAAATAATACAATTATTAGTATGTTTTGGAATGAATGTAATAATTTATCTAAAAAATATCAATATTGTGAAATTCATCCTAGCTCTATTTTTGGTATTTTAGCTTCATGTATTCCATTCCCTGAACATAATCAGTCTCCTAGAAATACATATCAATGTGCTATGGGTAAACAAGCCATGGGTGTCTATGTTACTAACTATAATGAACGTATGGATAAGTCATCATTTGTATTATCATATCCTACTAGACCATTAGTTGATACAAGATTAATGAATATACTTAAATTAAATAATATTCCTTCTGGTACTAATGTTATTGTAGCTATTATGACATATTCTGGATATAATCAAGAGGATAGTATTTTATTTAATCGTGGTTCAATTAATCGTGGTTTATTTCAAGCAGTTATTTATCATACTGAAAAAGATGAAGATAAAAAAATTTATGGCGACGATGAAATCAGAGGAATTCCTAATAAAATTAAAACTAAAGGTTATAAATTTGCTAATTATTCTAAAATTAATTCACAAGGTGTTATTAATGAAAATCAACTTGTTGAAAATCAAGATATTATCATCGGTAAATATGTTCCTATTAAAGAAAATAAGAATGATAATATGAAAACTATTAAATATGAAGATCAAAGTAGATCATATAAAACAAATGAAGAATGTTATATTGATAAAAATTATTTAAATAGAAATGGTGATGGTTATAACTTTTGTAAAGTTAAAATCAGAACTTTAAGACAACCTGTTATCGGTGACAAATTTAGTTCTAGACATGGTCAAAAAGGTACTATTGGTAATATTATTCCTGAATGTGATATGCCTTTTATGGCCAATGGTGTACGACCAGATATTATTATTAATCCACATGCTATTCCTTCTCGAATGACAATCGCACAACTTAAAGAAACATTATTAGGTAAAATTTTATTACAACTTGGATTATATGGCGATGGTACAAGTTTTAATGATTTATCTGTAAAACATATATGTAATGAATTATCTAATCTTGGTTACGAATCTAAAGGTAATGAAATATTATATAATGGATTAACTGGTGAGCAAATTAATACTTCTATATTTATTGGTCCTTGTTTCTATCAACGCTTAAAACATATGGTTATTGATAAACAACATAGTAGATCTATTGGTCCTATGGTTAGTCTTACTAGACAACCTGCTGAAGGTAGAAGCCGTGATGGTGGTCTACGTTGTGGTGAAATGGAACGAGATGGTTTAATTTGTCATGGTATGGCAAATGTTACTAAAGATCGATTATATAATTGTTCTGATAAATATCATGTTTATGTATGTAAAAAATGTGGTATGCAATCAAGCGTTAATCCTGATAAAAATTATTTTAAATGTATGATGTGTAATAATTTAACTGATTTTGCTCGTATTAATATTCCTTATTCATATAAATTACTTTCACAAGAACTTATCACTATGAATATCGCCACACGATTTGTTACCACATAATATATTATTTTATACCACTTCTTATAACACTATATTATATTTATATATATATACATAAATATAACTAGTAAATATTATTTTATCTCATATGCTAATGATATGATATATAATCTACTGTACTATTAGTTTCTAGTTTTTTTGTGTTTTTCCAATGTAATTTTCTAATTTTTATTTTATCAGGATTATACTTTAACATATAATTGAAATATAATTCATATTCTGAAGCACCTGAAGTATCCGCATGACCCGCCTCTGCTACTAATTTCAAAAATACCTTGTAAAATAACTCATTATGATTTTTTTCTACTAGATTAATAATTTCATCTATATATTTTTTCTCAAATATCATATGATGACAAATACCTGACATATTTTTATCCACTTTGGTTAAATTTTTATCTAACTTTTGCATATGACTGAAATATAATTTATTATATTCATTACCAAAATTATATAAACATTTATTATTTTCTACAAAAGTTGTTGGTTTTAAAAAGAATGTATCACTATCTATTACTAAATATCTATCTAAAATATTTGGAATGATTTTACCAGCATATAATTTCAATAGTTGTTGTAAATACCATCCATTTCTTTTATTTATTTTACCATGATATTTTATAACCATTTCCATATCGAAAGGAAAACTATTTTCATTAATATTTATACAATCTGCAATAATTATTGAAGGATCATCACAAATTAAATATATGTTTCTATAACCAATTATATTTTTTTTTGTATATTCTAATTGCTTTTCTATTAGCGATTTATCATTTGGTCCAACTGGAATTACTATGTCAAAATTTTCATAGTTTTTTAATTCTTTTAATTTTGTTATTAATATGTTTCCCTGAGGTCCAGCGACATGTCCACATAAATCCCCTGTAGAATAATATTCCGCCTGACCATAAAAACTTTGTAAAACTTTATGTGGAATTGATAATAACTTTTCTTTTTTTTCATAAAAATAAGCTAACATTACACGAGTATCCTGCATACCTCCATTGAAATTATAACCACCATATTTATTTAGTAGAGGATATTTATCAGGATTGTTTCGCATTTCTAAAAATATTTCAAATATATTTAATGTTTCTTTACTATTTTTAAATACAATAACTCCAGTATTAAAAGGATACTTACTGGCTGGATCTTCTGACATCATAAATAATGCTTTAGATTCATTAAATTTATGTTTATTAATAACATCTTCTAATTTTATATTGTAGTTTTTGATAACAATATCATGATCAAACCATACTATATATTCTGAATTTGTTTCTTTTAATACTTTTATAGAATAATGCAATTTATTCCAATGAGGTTTATATCTATCTTCTAAGTTTTTGTGATATGGTATAAATTTATAATCATGTTCTTCACAGTATCCTTTTATAGTAGGATATGTTATATCATTAACTCTATTATTATTTGAATAAGAAAAACATGTTATCTTCATATATATATATATATATATATAACATTATCATTGAATATTATATATATTATAATTCCATTTAAACTTTTGAATATATTAGCTTAAAATGCTTTATTAAAATATTTAAATTATTTTCTCTACTAATAAAGTAATTATTATTTATACTTTTTAATTTATTTGTTCATCTTTTATTTTTGCTAATATAATATTGTAAATAGAATCACTTACTTTTTTATATAATATTTCATAATCATCTAAGTTACAATCTAATATATTATGTTTCCATTTAAATGTATTGTCGCTATTGTTTCCTAATACCATTAATGATTTACTTTTATTTCCTTGTTCATCTATATAAAATAACTCAGTTATATCATTCATAGTTCCCTTTATTATTGAATCATTCTGATTATCAATACCAACAACACAATAATCTTTAATATCATCACTTTCTTCAACTATTTTACAATATACATCTTGACTATAATTATTTAAAAATGATTTTTTATTATATTGTTCTTTTATTTTTTCTTCTCCTATAGGATGTTTTATATTTAACTTAGAATATGCTGTACCTTCATATATTTCAAAAGCATTGAAAATTGATAATGCTCTTTCCGTATATCCACCAATACTTCCAAAATGTGTTTCATATGGTGGTTTATTAGACCAAGGATATATTTCATCTACAAGTTTTTCTAACCATCCACATAACTTTTCATAAATTTTAACTGGATAAATATTAGTTTGCCATAAACTTAACGTTTTATTTTCTAACTCTTTTTTTGTATAGGACTTATTAAAATGACTATTATAACTATTTACTAAAAAATCTAAATTACGAAGTTTTTCAAACATCAATGAGTCCCATTTATTATTCTTAACTATTAATTTATTACTACTTAACAGATATATAGTTTCTTTGTCTAAGTTATTATATATATTATGATGTTTCATATCATATTGTGAAAAACCCACCATATCTTTATTTTTATATAATTTATTCCAATACACATGTAAATATACACTAGTTTCCATATAACCTCTTTTTTGTAGAAATGGATTATATTTATCTAATTTATATTCTAAAATATTATTAGCTGTTTCTTCTTTTGGATACACTTCATTAACACCAATAAATGTAAAATACCAATTATCATTTCTAAAATAATATTTTTTGTGATATACGCAAAACATTTCCAAATTTGATTTTAAATTATCAAATATTATTCCTTTATTATTCATCAATAATTTAACTTTATTTATAGATATTTTATTTTCCATAAACGTATAATCATTATCATTTATATAACATATGTCAATATCTCCATCATATTCACAACCTGTTCCTTTTATTAATGTTATTCTATCTTGATAAGGTTTTATATTTTCTTTACACAGATCTAATGTATTTAGATTATATACAAATGTATATATTTTTGCGTTTGGAAATATTTTATAAAATTCAATACTGTTTTTACAATCATGTGAATCCATATCAAAAATTATTATCTCATTATTTATATTAATTGATTTTAATATATTATTTTTTACCTTATTTATTTCACTTAATATATCACTACACATATAATATTATATTATATTATATTTCTACTATGTTGTATTTAACAATTAATCCTATATATTAATTCCCCCATTTATTATTATAACGTGTACTATTTATTTTTGTATTATATATATTTTCTTGTGGATCTTTTAATAATATATGCATCGAATGAAATGGTTTAGTTATTCCTTGTTCTCTACTATCTACATGATTTAATAATAATCGCTGATTATCATTTTTTATTTCTTGTGAATTATAATATTTTTCTGATGTACTTACAGATTTTGTCACATAATTATTTAATTTAACATCATCTCTATTTAATTTACGGGTTTGTCCAAATAAATCATGCTCTAAATTTATTGCGTTTGTTCTTAAATTTCCTCCCCATTTCTCTAAACGTATTTCTGGATTACTTATATATTCTGGATTTGGTCCTGTACCTGGTTGACCAAAAATATAATTATTATTTTGTGATAAAACGTCTAAATCAAAATTTATTCTTGATCTCATATCTTTTGTTCTTGTGAACATTTATATATTTGCTATATAAAAAATTGATAATATAAATATTATTTATTTATTTATACATAATATTAATAATTTTATTATGAATGATATCAATACTACATCTGATATCTATGCTCCTGTTTTAGATGATAACTGTTGTTATGTAGATACAAATAATATTACATTTCCTATTAAATGTCCTTGTACTAATAAAGAATTTATTAATAAAAATACTTTTAACACACATAGACGTAAAACTAAAAAACATAAAGACTGGCTAGCTGAATTAAATGCTAATAAAACTAATTTTTATAAAGATACTATACAACTTAATCAATTAGTTAAACAACAACAAGAAATGATTACTAGTAGAGATAATATTATTGAAACACAAAAATTACATATTTTACATCTTGAAAAACAAATTACTAAAAATGTTCCTATTGTTAATTTATTAGATCTTGATTAACATTGGGGGAATCTTAGGTTCCCCCCCTATCTATAAAAATTGAATTCTTATTTTCTTTTTTATTTTAAATCAAATATGTCACTACCTTTAGATATTGTAAATGAAATATTCTCATGGGTTGATATATCATTTATATATAATGAACTAGATGATACATTTCGAATTGTTTACTATAATTCTAATATATTTAGTAAAGCTGTTAAACAATTATTTTTACAAAAAAAACAATTATTTGAAAAATATGCTATACTTTATATGATGTATAAAAATATCACACTCACAAATAAATATTATTTTAAATATGATAAAAGTAAAAATACATTTAAATTTAAAGATAATAATTTAATGCTAATTACTTACAAAACTCAAGTAAATAAAGGTCTTTGATTTTGATCACTTGTTATTTGATTAGGCATTATTAATTGTACTCTTTCATAAAATTTATAACTATCTATTTGCTTTAATTGTGGATCTACTTTAAATGATTGACCTACTAAATTTGTTGAATTTATTCCTCTTAATTGTGATTCTATATCTATAGGATTATGTGAAAAATGATCTGGATTTACATGTCTTGTTGGTTGTGTTGAATCTGGTAATTTAAATCTATCTAAAAAATTTCTACTTTTACCATATTGTGAATTTATGTTAAATTTATAATTACTTATACCATCATTTTTCTTTACTTCTGCTCTATAATTCATTAATGTATTTTTATTTCTTGTTGATGACATTATATATATAATTATAAATATATATATATAATTTAATAATTTATTTAATTATTAT